ACGAAGACATGGGAATAGACATCATTCAAACTAATGGTTCGGCTTTTAAGCGCCGTTTCTTTTTCCTTCGAATAAATCCTAAATTAGAATATCAACAAGAGGATTCGTACATGATGGATGCTAAAAAAGAAATACCTGGTGAGCATTTTTTGGATAAATATGCTTTTCAGGCTCTAAAGAAGAAACCTACGAAAGGAGATAAAATTCAGGAATGTATTGTATTTCAGACGAGTAATTATCGGAAATTTTGTAGGAAACTAGCAGCATATATGCGGGACTATTATAATCAGGAAATGACTGTGCAAGAGAAATTGAAAGAATCTCTGAAAGAAATTCCTGACATTATAAATTCTAATGAAGATGATTCAGATGATTCAGAAGATGAATCTCAATTCGCAGAATGGAAGAATGAATGGTTTATGAAAGAGACTACTGCGGACAAAACAAAGGAGTCCGGAGATAGAATTAAGAATAAACGAAAACCCTTCGGACCGAAGCTCAGTAAAAAATTAGATCCATTAGACTGGGTTGCCGTAATGAATCAGACTGTCAAAGATTCGGTGGATGGATGGGCTAAAAAATATGTCGATGATTCAGCTGTTACTCCGAAAGCGCGGAAGCGTCAGATAAGACACATAATGGAGAATTATCCAGGTTTCATGGAGGAATATGCGGCACATCATACATTACCAGGATCATACATCAAAAATGATGTAGAAATGGAGGAAAAGGAAGAGAAATCTTTCACTACAGAATCAGAAAATTTACTCAATCCTTTTAATGATAATGAAGACCTGGTAAATAATGAAGAGAGCTTGTTTCCCCCAGAAATGGGGCCTAAGATTAGAAGCATAGTAAAGGATCATTTCAAGGAAAACAAGTATTATGCAAAGGAATTGTGTAAGAGATCTTACAATTTGGTCTCTAACTTTTCCAATGCAAGTCTTCCTGTCATGTATTCCGGAGTGGATGTTATAGTTACGGGAGCAACTTTATGGAGTATGAAAAATAATTCAGACTTAATATTTGATCCTGCCATGTGGGC